TGCGATAATTGCTGCTTCCATTATTTGCCTCCTAGTAACGGGATATTAAAGAACGAACCATCTGCATCGCCCGCTTTTGTAAACGAAACATGCAAATGATGGTCGTGAGCGTTAATTCCGCTATACGGTCTGAAAGCCCACCCCTTCTTTGAACTTGCAATCTTTCCAGCGAAGATGATGTAGGAAATACGTTTTGACTTGTCTGCCTTGGCATAGAGTCTAATCTGATCCGCAATATCGGGCATGAGGTCTGGCTTTGCTGTACCAGATACATCTCTGTCGACATCGATGGCTCTAACAGTCCCAGTCTGCTTATCAGGGTTGTGATCACTAGGACGCGCTGAATGGCGTGTATCGCCAACCCATCCATCGGAACGGCGATCTCTATCTGGGAACGTGTCATCGAATTGCTCCCTTAACTGTTGACCGGCTTTACATAGAATGGGCTTCATCCGAGTAGCAGTTTTGCTTCTTCATCCGTAATGCCTAGACGCTCAAGTAAAGCAGCCTTAGCAATTGCCCTATCTTCTTGAGATTTGATAACAGCTTTGAAATCTTCTCGGTCTGCCTCAAGCTGTGCAATTTCTGCATCGTTCATATCACGGATTACTTCTTCGCCTGTTTCAGCGTTGACTTCTTTAATCATTGGCTTTGTCATTATTTCACTCCGTAGATTTTAATGTTACCTTGAGCTATGAATTGTTCTCCAGAAGAGAATAAGGTTATGGATGAAATTGCAGAAGTTGAACGATAAGAGATTCCTCCGCCCCATGAAACAGGGTCAGATGTGCCGCCATAAGTTCCAGAACCGTAAAAAGTTCCACTTTTATAAGCATTAGTTGCAGAGTAAAATGGAACTTTTACGATAAAGGAAGCGTTATTTGTTGCCGCTAAGTTGCTGTATTGAGTTGGTCCAAAAAGATTTGCTGTTCCGACCATGTTATTATTCGTTCCGCCTACTTGCCCTTGAATAGAGTTCGCGCAGTAATTAGAACCTGAATCTCCATTAAATCTCATTGCCATGTTGCCTGTAGTATTAAGAGCAAAGTTTTCAACGAAAACAACCAATTCTGTGTAACTTCCAGATATCGAACTTACTGTAATTGAGTTGGTGGCTGTTATCGCAGTAGTGCTAAGCAATGTCCAGCTTGAGCTGGAGCCCCCACCAATTGCAGTCCATGCTGAACCTGAGTAATACTCAGTTGCATTGGTGTCCTTGAGGTAGGAAACCATGCCCTCTTGTGGTGAGGTGATAGCAGATGTGCGAGCTGCTGCGTCTGCGAAAACCATAACAGTCTGGCTCATGAGGTATGAATTGACGTCTGGAGCCGATAAAACGTCTCCCGTGTTGAAGGTCTTAAAACCTGCTCCTGCTGCCATATTTTGTCTCCTAGTAGCTTAAAACGCTAGTGCCTATTATAGCGTAGAGGGAACTGTCCAGAATGGTTCCATCGATTATAGGCTCTTGCGTGGTCAAAGTAGTCACCCAGCTGCGCGGGGTAATTGCATGCTTTACTCCCATTACCTGTAATTGCTTGATAATGGTTGAACCTGTTTGTGTGGTGTTAGTTATCTTTACTGGGTCAAAGTAATCCAGACCTAGAGCAGCAGTAACTCCGGCTGTATAGTCGGGAGTGTTTAGGTCAAGGGTAAGAGCATCGATTCTGATTGTGGTGTCTTTATGGCTTGCGACATAAGCTTGGGCAATATTGAGGGCATCTGCATCTGTTTGGCATACGAGGTCAGGCATGTTAATTGTATGGATGAAGTATTGATTGATTGACTCAGTATCAGTAGATGATTGCTTGACTCCGCCGTAGCGGGTTACGTTGCAGTTATTGACTACTTGCTTATCGTCAAAGGCATAGGCAACCGAGGCGTAAGCTATGCCTGTACCTGTTTGGTCAAACTCTACTGGAGTGCCGCCAGCCTTAGCAATTGTGGTGTCGCGATCATAGAAAATTACATCTCCAGCCGGTGACATGAATAGCGCACCGTATTCTGAGTTCTCTGTTGTCTGCAAAGCCGAGAGAACTGAGCGGGTAGTGCCTGGGTCATCGATACAGGTGGTCAGCCCTGTTTCAATCTGGCGCATCGAGTTAGGCCATGAAACGGTATTGAGAATCTGCCCCACACGCTGACCTGTGTAATCTCCAGCGTTGGAGCCCGCTACATCCGCCACGCCAGCCATGTTGAATAGGCGAAATGCGTCTTGGCAGACAATATCCACATAACCCAATTCCTGCCCTGCAGGGAAGGTGTATTTGTAGTTAGAGGTATACCCAGAAAATAAGTAATAGCTCTGACCTGTTGCGGTTACTGTCGCAGAGATGCGTAGCTTACGCAAAGGCTGGAGCTTGCCGTAGTACGGGCTAGAAGTGTTCTGGGGGTTGAACGCCCCGTCATTGTCAATAACTCTGACAGTTGCATTGCCAGCCTCAAAGCGGTCTGCAAGGATATTGCGCCCGCGAGTTATATCAATCTTTACTGTCTGAGATGAAAGGTCTACTACATCGCTTGCTGCATCTGCTAAAACGTTAACGCCAAGGATGCCGTTCTCTGGGTCACCAATAGTAAAGGCGATTCCGTAAATCGGGCCATTAGAGAAATCTAGGCTAACGTTAAGAGTTGCAGGGAGAGTCATCGGTCAAATGCTCCGACGGTCTGACTCCAGTTAGTAGTTGAACCTGATTGAGCTGCTTCTTGAATCTTAAATCGCATGAGGCTAGTTACTTCATCTCCACCTTCTACAATAACTCTTATTTGGTTATTGGCATTAGCAAAGTCTGCAGAAGCCTGAGCGAGGACTAAATCAGGTGAAGCAATAGGCATCTGAGGTACGTTGCCTCGAGGTGAAGGGCTTGGCGTTCCTCCACCGATGGTTGCCAGTTCTGCCTTAAAATTCTTAAGCCATTCATCCCACCCCTTGAAAGGATTATTGGCATCTGGAAGAGTGGTAAGCCAATTCTTAAGTTGGCCAGTCTTATCGATTGAGTCTGCAAGTTCGGAAGATAGTTTAGTTGCCTTAGCTTCATTACCAGTAAGCAAAGCTAATTGAAGCTCTAAGCGCAGTTTCTCTTCTGCTGTAATTTTGCCCTGTAGGGCAGCCGTGCGGCTAATGATATCTAAGTCAAACAGAGAGCTTTGCTTCTTTGCGATAGCCTGTTTTCTCTGCTCATCTAAATTCTTCTTTTGAAGAGTAGCAAGTTCTTTAGCTCTTTTAGCTGCTGCCGCTTCTGCCTTGGCCGCTTGCGCTGCTGACTTCCTTTGTGCCGCGCTATTTTGGTATGCAGCAACTACCGTCTCGGGTCCGTAAAGAGGTTTCCTTTTATTCATCTCTCGACGGAATTGCTCAGCCGGTGAAACGTTGACATCAATCTTGCCGCCTTGTTTGAGCAGTCCGGCAAGAGCCGATAATGAATCGACAATTGGCTTAAGCAACTTTCCTACTTCTACCAATGTAGCAGCTAAGTCTTGAGCAAAGGAATCGATATCAGCAATAAGTTCCTGCATGCTGGTACTGCCTGTAATAGCCATGAGGGCATCAACCAAGCCTTTACCAATTGTCTCCTGAGCTGTTGTAGCCGCCTCGCCTAATATCTGCATCTTTCCTGCATAGGTTTCGAGATAGGCTGCATTAGAACCTCTGAATTGATTGTTGAGCCTCTTCTGAATATCTGCAAAACTCATAGCAGATAACTCGGCTTGAGTTAAACCTAGATTGTATTTCTTTAGACCCTTGACATTGCCCACGAAAGCATTGGCGATATCTTGAGCAACTGTAGCTAAATCTATGCCAGTTGAAACAGAGCCGTCTAAAGCAATATTGAGCAAGTCTAGGCTTTTAGTAACTGAGCCTGTAACTGAAATTAAAGGCTCAAAGGCTGAGACTAGGGTTTCGCCAGCAATACCAGAGGAAGCTGAAATCTTGTCTAGGTTAGCTTGAATCTGTTTTGTAGCAAAGCCAAGACCTAGGTTTTGTACGTTCCTTGCAAGTCTGACGTTAGCCTTCTCTGCATCGGCGAAAGCCTTAACGGATGCCTTACCAAAGGCTACTACCGTACCTACTGATAGAGCTACGCCAAGAGACTTGCCTAACTTCTTTATTGACTTATCTAAGCTAAGACTTGATTTTTCAGCCTTCTTAAAAGCTGCTGCACCCTTCCATTC